TATAGCCTCAACAAGTCTTTGTTGTTTTGTAGCCCATCCTGGAATTTTTGATAAATCTCTAACTGCTTGAATAGAACCACTAGCCTTTGATGTAGCAATAAAAGTTTCAGCAAGTTTTTCTGCTGTCAACATTGCTTTACTACTTCCACCAGTTAAATATGTAAGTGGGTCAACTGCTAATTGATAAATTGCATTTATTTCTCCAGATGGAGATACGTATTGCTCGGCACCAAATGGATTAGGATTTAAAACTTTCCATTGATTTAATTTTTTATCGGCTATTACTGCTGCATCACCTTGCATTGCCGCAGTTACTGCAGATGCTGGGTGTGTTAAAGCAATAGCAACTGGCATTAACATTGATATTACTCCACCATCTGAAGGTGGATGATTACTATTAGCCCAGTTAGTTAAATCATTACCAGGATTAATTTGATATGCTTTATATTCAGCAAATGCATCTTTATATGCAACATCGTTATTAGAAAATTTTCTAAATGCGTTTTCAAATTCACCACCATCAGAACTGATGTCACCGTATTCTTTAATAATTTCACTTGGAGTTCTACCTTCAATAATTCCTTTTACAAGAAAACTCATAGCATAGCCATGTTTTTTTATTAATCTATCATTAGATACTTCATCCCATTGGTTTTTGCCATTAAAAGCATCAGTCCAAGATTTTCTTGTTAAGATATATTCAAATGCTTCTTTATCTGTTTTACCAGTATCTAAATATCCACGTAACATTTTATATTGATTATTAGTAAATTTTTGATATTCTCCTGATAAAGCAACTATATTTCTAAATGGACTGCCTATTTGTCCACCAACAGCATGCATAACAGAACTAAAAATACTTGGTGATTTAGTTTGATAATCAGCACCAGGATTCATAAATTGAAGTCCTTTGCGAACTACTGGTTCTAAATTAGCAAATTCTTTACGTGATGCATGCAGGTCATTATTTTTATTTAATCTATCATTTAAAGCATTTAAACTTAATAGTGTTTGAATTACTGATGATTCATCAGCAGTAGGATTTGCAGCCAACGATGCTGCATATAAATCAGGTTGAGAATTAGCCAATGATGTATTAATAAATTGTGGTGGTGATGTACTAGGTACGGGTATAGGATACGGCATTAGGACATATTCAACTTATTGTAGAGTGCTTCGTATTTACCTGTTGTATCAAATTGCATTAATTTATAAATTACACTAGCAGGAGACGGTGCAGACATTGATTGAACACCAGAAGTATCTAATCCAGGACCATCACCATAATTTGCACCAGCAGATAAAGGTTCATCAGAATATGCAGTTGGTGCAGTTAAAGAAAAATCCATTTGAGACATAGGAGAAGGATTGCCTGCAAGTGGTGCAGCAGTTTGCTGGTCCATTGTAGATTTATTACTACCGTATGTGCCACCAGTATATGCTTGCGCTGGCTGTGTCATACCTTCAATGGCTCCACCATCTGTACGCTGTGATAACGCACCAGGACCTGAGACTGGTGCTGGATTAGCGGGTTGTGTATAAGCCATTAATCTTCCTCATCTTCTAAATGTTGTCTGATGTCATTTACATTAATTCCATTTACCCATTCAGGGTAAGAATCTTTTGTTGCTATAACCCACAATGCATTCTCATTACTAAATCCAGCCCTGCGTAAAGCACGATGATATTCATGCAGCCAGATACAATGCTGGTCTAACTTAGAATATGAATCATCAGTAACTGTTACAACTCTTTTTTTACGGGCTGGCATAGTTACTCCTTAAACTGCTCGTTCCCTAACTGTGCTTACTGTTGAACGTGCTTTGCCACCACTACTTAAACTACTAAGCATTGTTTGTAAGTCTGGTCGTCCTTGCGGTTGTTGAGGCATTTCTTGTGGAGGACCTCCTACTGGAGCACCAGGAGCAGCAGGGACAGGTTGCTCAACTGAAGGTTGTGCCCCAGCAGGAGGAACTTGTTGCTGCGGCGCAAAGGTTGCCTCAATAGCATCTTCCAATGCTTGTCCCTTTTGACGAGCCTTTATAACTGCAGCAATCTTACGAACAACATCTGAAGCGTCCTGACCTTGAGTAGCCATTTGTGGAATTGCCTGTGTATATGCCGTAAGTGAACCAAGGAGCGCATTACGCATCTCTTCAATTTCAATCTTTTCTAATTCTTGTGTTACGTTAACAGTAAATGGTAGTTCTCTCATAGCCATATCTCTAGAGATTAACTTGCCACCCAATGCTTGTAGCATAAAGATAAGACCTTGTGCAGGATTAAGACCAGCAAGCATGCCATAACGTACATCAGCAGAATAATCTTGTTTAATATCTTTAGTTGGCTTGTATGTAATTTCATATGGTGAGCCTGAATCTACACCACGAATTGTTTTTTCTTCTGGGTAAATCATCTCATCTGCTTGGAAACAAATACTAATTACATCACGAAGTGCTGCAGCAAAGATTGCTTGTGCTGATTTAACCTGTGTATCAAAGGCTCCCATAAGAGCCTGTACACCCTGTCCAGTAACAACAGATGCATCAATGTTTCCAGTACGTGATTCTGGATAACGAGTACCAACTCGTAATTCTTGGTTAAGTATGTTCTGTTCAGTGAATGCACCTTGTGGTAAAGTAAGTTCAACACGGCGCACACCTGCAGGATTAGCAGTACGAATAACTGCATCACCACCAAGTTGTAACTCTTGCACATCTTGCGGTAGAACAATTGGTGCCTGTACTGACTTTTCTGCTGCTTCCATTGCAAGTAATGCAAATCTGTTACGAAGCAACTGGATACCCAGTACATCATCAAACTGTCCACGCATTTCACCATCAATAGATGGCTTACGTGCAACTACAATCATCATCTTACCAAGTGGATTAGTCGCCTTAGAAAGAACTAGATTGCTTCTTCTTGGTACATAAACAACAGACTGGTCTTTATCGTAATAACGGACCATTTCAATCTTAGCATTAAGGTCTTGTTTATAACCATCCTGACCAAGAAGTTCTCTTTCATACTCTGGGAATTGAGAAACCAATTCACCAAGTGTTAGTTCATATCTTTTAGCAAATGCAACGCAACGTCCATAGCGGTCAAATTCGGGATAAGCCCCGATAGGATTTTCTATGCGGATACGTGGCAGTTTTGCTTCATCGTCTAATTCAATAATGAAAGGGACGAATCCATATGTTAGGTACCAGTCAGCACCTGAGTACATGTGTACTGCTAGGTCTGAATGTAAAAAGTAATTAGATGCAATACGAGTACGCTTATCAGCAAAAGTACGGGCACGGTCAGATACTTGGTTAGCAGCAGAACAATTAACAGCAGGTAGTGGAGCCATAACTTCAGATAAGTCACGTGCAACAATATCAATAAAGTTTGCTACTACGTTAGCATCAACACCTTCTGGAAAGAAGTTAGGATATACCTGTGCAATCTTTCCTTTACGAACAGCAAGTACGTCAAGGTTACGCGCATCACGTTCGTGATTACGGTAACGCAGAGAGTCAACCCTTGCTGTTACTTGTTCTATAGTTAATGCCATTGTTTTTCCCTTATCTCATTTCTTTCAAAGTACCGCCACCGATGCCAACACCAGTGCCACGTACATTCTGTCCAACACCAGTGTTTGATGTACGTGCTATACGTGCTTTAATTCTTTTAGTACGTGCTTCTTCTTCTGCAAGTTTCTTAGCCTGAAATTTTGCAACAATTGCAGCCTGTTCAATTTCTAAACTTGCTTTAGGTCTATTAACTTGCATAGAACCAGAACCTGATGCTTTGGCTGCACTTGCTTTAGCCGCTGCTACTGCCTTAGCAGCATCTTTAAGTTTTTGTGTAGTTCGGCGTACTGAGGCTGACCTGTTATCTCGCGCATTACCTGATGCTCTTATTGCTTCTCTTTCAGTTTCTTGTGATGCTGCTTTTGAAGCAATCTCTTCTTTTACTTTTGCACGCCAGATTGCTCGTTCTTGTGCAATACTAATTTCGCCTTCTTTAAGAGCCTTTGCTCTAACAGCGTCATTGTAATATCTCATTGCTGCTTTTTTCGCATCTGCTATTTTTTTATTTAATTTACCACGTACTGAATCTTCTGAAGGTTTAATATATTTTCCTTCACCACCTGTTTTGTTAAAGTCAGCATCAGCAGTTTCTTGAACAGACCTACTACGTCCATATTTACCAGATTCACCTTCTGGGTGTGCAATTGGACGACTGCTTCCTTTTGTTCTTTCTGCATCAGATTTTTGTATTCTAATAGTACGTTTTTCTCTAACACCTTCACGTTTTCTTTCAGCAGCGCTGGCTTCTAATCTAGCATCTTCTCTAGCAGCCTCTTCTCTGCGACTTCTTGACATTTGATTTTCATTTGTTTGTGCATTTTTTTGATTTATAATACTTTCATGACGTTTCCATTCTTCAGGTGTAGAAGAATTTTTTATTTCTAATGCCGTACGTTCTCTTGCTTTTGGTGGCATTTTTTGCCATAAACTTATTATTTCATTAATTTCAGATTGAGTAAGATTTTTTCTAAGTACAGGTGTTGATGAAACATATTCTTTTTTAGGTCCAGTGCGACCAGTTGATGCTAATGATTTTTTAAGTGCTGCTTTTTTAACATCTCTTTTTCTTTGACTTTCTGTATGAATCATAGATAGTGTTCTAGGGTCATTAGGTTTTTTATTAAGAACAGTGCTACCTCGTTTACCTGTTGCTCTTTTATCAGGTCCAACTTTAATAGTTTCTCTGCCAGTTGAATCTTTTACTCTAGATGTAGTTATTGAAGGCTTTGCACCACTTAACTTAGGTACTTTTCTTGCTATGTTAACTTTATTCTTTAATCCACTATTAAGTCTTTGACGCTCTTCTGCAGACATTTTTGAATATTGACCTGCAGCCTTTTTACGCATATTTCTACGGATAGCAAGCATGGCTTTTGTTCTAGGTTCTGCTGTAGCCATATGATTTCCTATCCGTAGTTTTCCTGCCACTGTTCAGAGAATGCTTCATCTAAATTAATGGCGTGCCGTTTATTTGTTTGTGCTTTTGTTGCCCATCTATTACTTGCATACATTGCTCTATTACTTGACTTCTGCATCATCTCGCGTGCTCTAATAACTGCAAACCATAACGCCATAACACAATCGGTCTTACCTTTAGTATCTGGTCGCCATGTTAATAACTGTTGTGTTAACGCCTTGATACCTTCTGATGCCTCAGATGATGGTAGTTCTAATATGTTATTTTTTTGAAACTTCTCATCACGGACAGTGCCAAAGAGCGTAGACATTGACGCGACCCCGAAGTTGGTATCCCATTTGTTCTTGCCTGTAAAGTGAGCATCAAGTCTAACGCCGTAAGTAGCGAGCCAGTCTCGTAACTCTTGGTCGAGGGAGTAGGCTTTTTGGTGTGCATTAATTTCAACTCTAAATTCCTGCGGTTTATACTTGAGAGTAAGTTCTTCAATCTGTGCTCTAATCTTTTGTGGGGTTGGTTCTTCCATATTGATACAATCTAAAACATATATACGGCTATCCATACGGTTATAATTCACAACAACAAAAGCAGCATTGCCTACCATTGCAGGGTCGAATCCAATAATGGTATAGCCTTCAACCTTAGGAGGATGTCCTACGGCACCAGGGTTTAATACTCCTTTGCGTCTGGCTCCATTAGTGGAACCCATAACAAGGGCTGGTGGAAAAACTGAATCTTCTTGTATATCTTCTTGCTGATAAACTAAAGCCCACGTAGACGGGGTAACTTCACTTCTTCGCTTGAAAAGGGTTTGCCCATCCCATTTGGGGAACCGTCCATTTTCCTTAGGGGTGTCATTGTCTCCGTCCCAAGGGACATCGGACTCAGACCATAAGGTAGTCCAGTCTTCGGGTTTCTCTTTGTACTCCAGAACAGCAGGCATGCCCATATAAGTAAAAGGAGTTTTGCCACCACTCCAATGCTTCGGACTTCTAAGTTCTTTGTATAAATCATTTGCTGCTATCCGTGTCCCTACTACAAGCAACTTGCCATTTTTACCCAGACGGGTAATAACTTCCTTCTGTAGCCAGTCTAATTGCTTCTCCCACTCATGGGCATTGGCGGTAGTGATAACGTCATCAAGGATGATAAGGTCAGCACGGGCACCATAGATTTGACCACCCATGCCAAGGGCTTGGATAGTCGGGTCTTTCTCTGAGGAATTACGCGCATCGCCGCCGAGGTAAACGGTGTCTGTACGCCAAGTCTCTGCGTCTTGTTTCCATCCGCCCTCAGGACCATATGCAGTCTGTAACTTGAGCCAGCGAGGATGAGACAGTCGTTGCTTGATTGCGTAGACAAACTCTCGCGCCTTGACTAAGGTCTTGGATACGACAATGATACGAACATTGGGGTCAAGAGCGATGCGGTACGTTGAATAGTTAATCGTGATAACTGTAGACTTAGCATGCTCTGGAGGCACGTTTACCAACAAGCGGTTGGACTCTCCAGGTTCATATCTCATGCTCTCATGGAGCCAGGAGGGTTGCCTACCCTCTAGTAGGTCTACCCAGTCTTGCTGATGGGGAAAGACCGTCTGGTCAAAAAACATCTTACTAAAGTCAGCAAAGGGGATAGATTCCTTCTTTAACCCCAAGGCATCAAAGGACTGCTTGGAGCCTTCTTCCTTTGCTTCTTCCAATGAGCGAGCAAAGGCTGGGTCTCTCATCATCCAAATGCGAGCAGTATCAGGTTTCTTCCCTAATGCCACCATAGCCGATTGTAGGGTATTGCCAGCCCTGACTAGTTCAAGAACTTTAGCCTTAGCCTGGGTTACTTCCTTTACACCGAAGTGTTCAGCCCCTTTTTGGAACCCACCCTTTATTGCTTTTGCCATTGCAGTCCCAACGATAGATAGAACTTACCCAGTCTACAATAGATATATTGTACAGACTATAGTACAGAGTGAAGAACTCCTAAAAAGAGTTCTGAACTATTTAGTTCTCTATATATACTTAATCCGTTCAAACAGGTAAAACGAACACTATTAGCAAAAGTATTTTATTACTTGATAGAAACAGTTAAATAACTGTAACTATACCCCCAGAAAATTGTAGACAGAGATACCTACTGTACTGACCAAGCAAATAAATATACCTGGGGTCTTGCAGACCCGCAGATATATTTATGGCTGTCGCCGTTCTCTATAGACTGGAGGCTATGTAAAGGAGTCTAGTCTGCCTGACTCCTAAATAAAGATACTGCGTGCCCCAGTTAATATCTATTCTATTGTCTAAAGATGGCATGCCCCAAAAGCGGGGGCATGCTGTCCTGGAATTTGTATCTAAATCAGATACAAGATAAAGAAAAGAAAGTTGGTTATCATGTTCAGATTGTTGATTACTGGTTCCAGAACTTGGAACGATAAAGCAGTTATCGTGTCAGAGTTAGTCCAGTTCGCTAGAGTTCACGGCAAGGAAGTTACCCTCGTAAGTGGAGGTGCTAGAGGCGCAGATAGCATATGCGAGAGTGTTGCTATGAAGTTAGGCTGGGCAATCGAAGTACATAAAGCAGATTGGGATTCCCAACCAGATGGTTCCTACAACAAGAGAGCAGGATTCCAGCGTAACGAACTCATGGTGCTGTTAGGTGCCGATGCTTGCCTAGCATTCGTGAAAGATGATTCCCAAGGTGCTCAGCACACAGCCCACCTAGCCACCAAGGCTGGTATCCCTACCGCGGTTATATCCAACTAAAGACTATCAGGATGGCATGCTCTTTCAGAGCATGCTGTTCTGGTCTTTGATTCTCTTGAAAGGAGAAAGCATGATGAAAGTATATAAAATAGGTAATGCTCCTGATGGTGCTGTATATATTGGAAGAGGTAGTGCGTGGGGAAATCCTTATGTGATAGGTAAGGATGGAGATAGAGCAGAAGTGATAAGAAAGTATAGAGAATGGGCACTTGAGTACCGCCGTAATGGTCCTGCTCATTGGTTGATGTCCTTAGTAGGTAAAGATTTGGTGTGCTTCTGCGCACCATTAGCATGTCATGGTGATGTGCTTATAGAAATGATAGGAGAATAAAATGAACATAACATCAGTAAAAAAGATAGAAGAAGGACGCTATAACATAGAGTCCCCAGAATGTATACACTGTAAAGAAACAACAACCATAGAGATAACAGCACCTCAACTATGGGCTATGAACAACGGAGCACATACGCAAGAGGTGCTACCAAATGAAACAGCAGAAGTAAGAGAGCGTTTCATAAGTGGAACATGCGGAACATGTTGGGACAAAATCTTCCCAACATATGACGTTTGTGAGGGATAAGGTTCACTCCCTGTCAGAGTGACAGGGGAGTTCACACAGAAAAGAGAGAGCAACATGTCCGAATATCCACAATCACTAGGCATCAGCATAACCAATCAATGCTACGACTGCATGCGACTAGATGACATATGCGATACATGCCTGGAACAGA